TGAAAGTACCCCCTTGTTAGAACCCTGTCCTTTATCAATGAATCGTTATAATCTATCTGCTGGTATATCTTTGTAAGATTAAAAATTGACTGCCTTGACTCATCCCTGAATGCGTGTGACTCAGTCCTAGGGAACTGCCTGTAGTACTCGTTCAATGCATCTGGATCTGACTTAAGGGCCTCAACCTCATTGTTCCAGTACGTTATAACACCATCATCTATCATTTCACCATCGACACCTATGACTGGCTTAGATGGATCTTCAAACACAGGCCAACCATACTGATCAATATAACCCTCGTAGTTCCACTCCATTGGTATAAATAATGAATATAGACCACTCCTTGTCTGTCCGTTTGCGGATCTTACGGATGGATCACTGTCCATATACAACCTCTTAAACTGTTCACCACCCTTTGATAGTGCATTTGATGTGGATCCCATCATACACTTACCTATAATCTTGCTACCAAGCCTAAGACATGTCTTAGTTACACGCCAGTTGGTTTGAATATTATTAGGCTTAAGCCACTTACCACTCTCGTCATGCACAAGAAGTAAAAGTTTTTCACCGTCATAGCTGTTATCATCAGTGTTCTTCCAGTCAATGGTTGTGTCAAGCCCCTCTATCTCGTCATCCTTTTCCTCGTCCATATTCTTACGAGTAATCTTACTTGCAGGAACCCTGAACGCTAACTCTGTCTTTGGGTTGTCCATACCATCCTGTATCGGCTTGAAAAAGAATGGATAGTTTCTTACTATCGGTACAACCTTATCTGTAAACATCTTCTTTGCATCACTACCAGTCTTTGATAAAATACCTATCCTTGAATCCCTGGATATGGTTGCTATATTTGCACACTCCTCAGATCCCATAAATGAGAAACCAGAACGCCTGTTTTTTAGGTAGCACATTCCAAAGGATCTCTTGTCAGCCTTGCAGGCCTCCCAGAATATGTAGAATATTCTGTTTGACTCCCTGAAGTCAGGGTGACCGACATCTATCTTTGTCCACTGAAGATACATGTAATGAGATCCAGTTATATATGTAGGTGTACCATTATTCATGAACCAGTAACCATCCTCCCTCCTGTCAAACTCTTGCTCTATAAAATCTACGTATTTAGATTTAAAAAGATTATCCTTTCTGTTCCAGTCAAATATTGTTCTTATTTTAGATAACTCTTTTGGATAATCATAAGCAACCCATTTATCTTCATTTACGTCTAGCTTCTTCGGTGCTTCAGGTATAGCTATCTTAAGTCCATTTATGTCATATATATCACCTATAGTTCCATCCTTAGATATAACCACAACGTCATACTTTTTGTCATACCCATACACCCATTTCTTTGCCCTGTTTCTTGAAATCAAGGCATTCTTGCTTATGTGATCTTTTGATATTTTATATAGATTATTTTCCACGAGCCCTACCTTCTGCAAAACCATTCTTACCAGCGTCTATAACCTTGACCTGATCCTTGTCACTTTCCTCCTCCTCTATCTTGTGTAGCATAGCAAGTGCGTCATCGAATGCGAGCTTCTTTGCGGATGCTGCATTCTTCATCTTGTCTGCACTTATATCATCCTCTGCATGGGTTATTATTGGTTCCTTTAAAACCTTTATCAACTCATCTATGGCTAGTTTTGCTGCCTGTAATATTTCTACCTTTTTAGACATATATTTTTGTTGTACATCCTGTATAATATTTCCTCTCCTATCCTAAACTCATACTCACTGTCTGGAGTGAATGATATGATATCTCCATTACTTACGTAGTCTATATCATCATTCTTAAAAACCAACTCACCCCATAGCTGCTCTAAACTACCAAGCTGTGTGAACATATGGTCCTCAGACTCTATAGGTCTAACGAAGCAAAATGGTGATGGTGCATTCCAAACGTCATCTCGTTTGTATAAATAAACCTGACTTGGTTCCACTATAAATATATCATCCATCACATGATGCCAGCTACTCTTCTGTTTACCCTGCATGTCGTAGTAGTACCTAAAAACGTTGTGATGAACGATAACTATGTCCCCCTCTCGTATTGGTCCACTATAATATGTAGGCCTTGATATAACCTCTGCAAATCTGTTTGATACGGTATGATCCTCTTGAGACGAGCTTATAACAAACTCCTTACCATCATAATTCCTAATATTGTCATAACGCCTGCCATCGACAGGTTTAATAACGAAGCAGTATGGTGATTTCATTAGAAGTCTATTTTAAACTCTATAGATACAGGCATTGTTGAACTAAATTCCTTCCACTTGACAATCTCGTCATCCTTACGTATATATATGGATATAGCGGTGGCTTCCTGTATTATTGAGTCTATCGTGTAACTCCTTCCCAAAACCTCCTGACCTACGACATAGTGCATGCACTTCATGTAGTCTGGACCTACGGATATCTTTCTAACTATATTCACCTGTGTGTAGATTTATGTCTACATCTCCGTACTTCTCAGAAATCTCTTTCTGGTAAGTTGCCAGGTCATGTGCTCCCATCTCTAGGTTGGCTATGGACGTTATCTTTTGATTTTTTAATCTTTCGAAGGTGATCTCAATGTCAGCTATCTGAAACTTGAGGTCCCTGTAATTCTTGTTGAGCTCGATTAATTTTTCAAGCTCCTCCTTTTCAATTTTTTTCATTTAATTTAATTTATATTTACTTTATTAGTTACAAGACTATTCTAAGCTCTCCTGTTGCTGTCTTGTAAATATCTCCCGTAACAAGTCCTGCCGCTAAAGCTGCTGTGTTATCTGCAGCTGTAGTTATAGCTGTTGCTTTTAATAGAGGTGTATTAATTCTTGTCTCTCCAATAAAGGTTGTACTAGGAGTTCCTTGAACTACATTTTCTTCACCATACCTTAAAAGGTTACTCTCTGTAGCCTGTCCTGTAGATTGACCGTATAATATTCTTCCTGCTGTTATGTTTGGAAGAGCGTTAGCTCTACCTATAGCTGTAACTTCAACCTCACCGTCTGCTCCTGTCTTTGATACAATTCCTACATTCTGAATGAGAGATGTTCCAATAGGAGATACGCTTGCAAGTCCACCACCATCGGAAACATAAAGAACACTTCCAACTGTTGGGGCAGGTACAATACCTGACAAATCAATAGTATCAATTCCACCAATCATAATTGCTTTACCATTGGTGTTTTGAGAATATGATGCATCCGCAAGACCTATAGCGGGCATCTTGTTAGGATCGGCAGAATCTGCTTTTCTAACCTCTTGAATGTTCTGACCATTATTATAACCTGCTATATACACAGGATCTCCCAAGTTTACATTTTCTAAATACCTTACAGGAAGAGATACTTTTGATGTGATTGGCTCACCCCAAGATACTGATGTTCCTGTAGACAAAAGTGCTTGACCGCTTGTCCCTAAACCACCAGAAGAATCTAATAAACCTGAATTAATCCTTAATGAACCATCCAATATCATAGCTCCTGTAGACGTATTTCCTGCATTAAGAACAGTCTGAAGGTCTGTGTTCCCCTGAATAAAAGCCTGCAACTCACTAACCAAAAAGTTTTTTGTCGCATTCGATGAGTTAACATCTGATCCTAGTATAAGATCACTAGATTCTGGTGTAGTTGTTGGGTATGTATTTATCTTTGCCATGTCTTGTTATTTATACAAATATAAGAAATTATTTCCCTTGACCTTTGTAAGGCTTGTTATAGTTAATAGATTTCTTTAATCTTGACTTATTCTTAGAGTGTATACCAGTTCTTTTCTTCTTAGGCTTCCTAAGAGTGTTTGTATTATTGCTCATTTTCTAGTTGTTGTATCATTTCAAAATGTATCTTTGCAACCCTGTCTCTTCCAGACTCGCTCATAAGTATCTCATGACACTCCCTATAGTTTGTCATAAAAAAGTTCTCAGATAATATAGCGGGCATAGATGTATCCATAAGAACAGTAAACTTTGCTTCCTTATCAGGATCTCCATCCCCCATTGATGGTCTCATTTTTCTTTCAGGAAACTCAGCCTTAGCCTTTTCGTAAAGAATTGTTGCTATAGGATCTGACTTGGTCTCTCCTGGAGATGTAAACACCTCCCACCCGTTTGCAGATTCATCAGAAAATCCATTAGCGTGTATACTCACATATATACAAGGCTTATCAGAGGACTTTGCTATCTTGTTAGCCATCTCAGGCCTTTCTTTTAATGGGATGTCCTCCTGGGTGTCTACAAGATTTACGTAGTCAATATTGTTTGACCTACACATATCCACCAACCTGTTTACAATAGCCCTGTTAAACTCTCCCTCATACAAAACCTCACCGTCTGGCCATACAGGAGATCTCTTACCTGATGTCTGATATACTCCATCTATTACACCCCCATGTCCGTTATCTAATATCCATAGGTATTTAGACTCAGGATTATGCGGCTTGATTGACATGTCAAACTCAGTATTGCAGTTAGGGCATGTTATTATTTTCTCCATAATGTAATTATTACAAATGCGATAAGGTAGGCTAAAGATATTATAAAAATTACCCCATCTACTTTTCCTTAGCAGGCAACGCAATTAAACTGTCTTTTGATCTCAAGAACATTAGACCTACAGCAAGCCATCCTGCCATACCTTCCGTTGTTTCCTTTTCAGTGTAAATCATTACGCCACAGAATATTAAAATTAAGCATCCTAGTATTGTTGTTACGTAGTTTGAGAATAATCTATTTTTCATATCTTTTTTTTTACAAATATAACTAATCTGAAGACTCCATAAACTATGGCTGCAAATATCAACCAGTTCATTACCTTCTTCCATAGCGGAGTTTTTTCGTAGTACTTTATAGGAACCTTTCTTTCCACTATCTTTTCAATGGTTACAGTGTCACACTTCCCCT